TACCAAAATTATGTCTAATTATTTTATAATTATTATATCTTGTTTCCAATATAGAATTTAATGAGTATTCCATTTCTTCTTGATTTTTATATGTATAAATTTCTTTCTCTTTTACATCTATAATTATATATTTCATATTATTTACACTCCTTTTTTAATTTTAATATTGTATTAATTCTTCTAACATTTTCGTCACAACCATAGGCACTATAATAAGGGTCTCCAAACTTTGACTTCCATAATTTATCAGCCATTTCCTTATTAAACTCTTTTTCTTTTTCTAATTCTTCAATACTCATATCACAATAATTACTATATAATGCTTGTTTTCTATAAACCTCTATTTTTTCTTCTGGTGTTTTTCTTTTCACCATTATATTCAATTATTATATTATTAGTTTTATTGTTGGCTTGGATATATTTATCTACAAATCTACAATTACTAGGTTCATAATTTCCATTATTATCTATTCTGTCAATACTACTTCCTTCAAAATACTTATCTTTTGCCCATTCATAAAACCCATCAAATTTTAACCATTCATCACATATTTTTATTCCTTTGTCTTGATAATAACATTTTTCCTTATGTTTTTTTCCATAGCATCTGTATTTCATACACGACCATATTTTATATAATCTCGTACAAGACATTCCATGTCTTTTTCTTTCGTGCAATTTTTGTAAATTATAGCAACCGCAACTTTTTGTTGTGCCACTTTTTAATTCACTTCCACCTATTTCTTTTTTATTTCCACATTCACATTCACAAAGCCACATAGTGCGTTTATTTCTGCTTTTTGTTTTTTTTATAACTGTTAATTTACCAAACTTTTTTCCTGTTAAATCTATTAATTTCATTTTTTATCACCAATTAAAGTATAACATATTGAAACGTAGATGTCAACAATTAGTTCACCTTAACTTTTCTATACCCTGATAAAGAAATACGACTTTTATAAGTTGGAAGTCCACTTATTTTAGATATTTCGTTATATTTATTTGTTAATATTGTTATATTATTTTGTGCTTTGTTAATTAATTCTTTATTTCCACTTGTTCTAGCAATTATCTGTAAATCCTTGCTTTTCCTAATACCTGTTTCAATTTTTCTCATAGCTTGTGACATTTCATAATTAGTATAATGTTTTCCTTCATATTCAAAGCCTTTTTCATTTCTTTTTCTATCTTCCATTAATTGTTTTTTTGTATATAAAGGTTTGTTTACACCAAGAATTATTGAAAAAACAAAATGCCTACAATTTAATTCCCCAACAGGTCTTTCCAATTCACTATTTTTTTCTTCAAATTCTTTTCTACTAAACTGTTGTCCATCGATTTCATAATGGTCGGGAGCACAATCCATATGATGACTAATTTCCACCCCATCAGCTCCAAGTTCTTCCCCTACTCTTTCTTGAATACCGATATTTATTTGCTTTACACTTGTTAATATGTTTTGTCTTACTGAACTATCTATTCTTCTATTGTACCCACTTGCATATCCTACTTTATCTTCGTGTATTTTTATTCCACTATTTGCTAATTGCTTTATTGTGTTCCTCATTGCACTTTGATAATCAGTAACTCCTGTTGATACATTATATACTGCTTCATCTAATAAATCGTTAAATGCCTTTTTTAATGGCTTGTATATGATTTTATCTCCCTCTTTAAATGTAAAACCTATTTGTTTTGAGTGTGATAGTTGCTTAAATGTTCCTTTTGTGTCTTTTTTTATTGTTTCAACATATCTTTTTAGTTGAATATTATCTTCATAAGGTATAAACTCTTTTCCTTTGACTTTGTAATATGTTTCAGCAAATTCTACATTTTCTTCGGCTACTTTGTCTAGTAAAATATCTAGTTCTTGGGCTGATTTTCCACTTAATTGTGATAATTCATTCAATAATTGGTCTATTTCGGTACTATATTTCAATTCTTGGGCTAGTTTGTGGGCTTGGCTAGGTGTTAAACCATCAAATTGCTTAATAGCCTCTCCAAGCGTTTTTAATACCTTTGTGTTGTATCTATTAAATCGTTGATAAAATCGTTCCAAGACTGCATCTAGTCTTTTTTCATCGTTCATTATTCCCATAGTTCCCCTCCGTTGCTTAAATTATACCACAAAAAAAGAGGATTGTATAAATCCTCCTATTCAAACACATCTTTTAAACTTCTAATAGCTTCTGCATATATAATAAATGGCTTGTCAGTATTATTTTGAGATATGTTAGTTTGACTATCATAAGAAATAGCCTTTTGTAAGTTGTCTAGTTGAGTAATTAAAGTAGTATCAGTTATTTGAGTGTCAGTTGGTGTTGCAAGTGGTATATATATTATTGAGTTGTTACTTTCTAAATTATTTTTCCAATCTTGCAATGTTGTTATTTCATTATTTCTAAATCTTACATACCTCTTTTTTTGTGTACTAGATGGAGTTGGTTTTGTAGAAAAATGAGAAAATTCATAATTATTTAATAATGAACTTGCAACATTACGATTTATATAATTACTACATATTGCTGGAAAATATTGGTTATCAGTATCAGTAGTAGCTCCATCAAATAACACAAGTTGATATTCATAATTAACATTTAAAAATACTTCCCAATCTTCACTACCATTTAAAACAACCTTACCAATATTATCTTTTTTAAACCAATTACCATTACTTTCGTATATGTAATCTTGATATGTTCCTATCTTGCATAATTCCATATCTCCTAAATTAATAGGGAATACTTGGCTTTCAGTATTATCACTATTTGATATTGTTATTGTGTTGTTTCCCTTTACTACATTTACTACACTTGGTCTACTTGGACTTGGACTTGGTGTTACAAAGTTGTAATGTAAATCTATATAAGGTAGTAAATTACTTGTATCAGTGTTTATATTTGTTATAGGGTATATATTAGCATTATATAAAGCATTTAATTGATTTACTAGGTTTGTATCAGTTATTTCAGTTGTTGTTGGTGTTGCATAAGGGTAATAAACTACAATTCCATTTTGTGATAACCAATTTTGGAATTGTGTAGATGTCATTTCTTTTGTAGCATCATAATAGATACCGAATGAACTATAACCGAATGTTGTATCAGTTGGAAATATACAATCTACTAAAGTATAACTCTTGCCACGACTACCGTTTACAAATTTGTTACAGTAAAAAGGAGCATCTTCTTGTGTTGTATCAGTTGAATATATGTTTCTACCAATATCTATTGCAAATCTATAATAACCAGTAGTATTTGTCCCTTTTCTTGTAACTGTTTCAGTGCCATTTAAAGTAATTTTACCAATTTCTTTATATAAATACCACTTATCATTTCTTTTATAAATTCTATCTTGATAAGTTGATATTTTGCATAGTTCTATATTACCTAGATTTACTGGATATGTTGTTCCTTGATATGCTTCATATGTTGTACTTGTATCCCCTTGTTCAAATTGTGTAGTATCTAATTCACTTTGTAAACCACAAAATCTTACATATTCACATCTACTTGGCATTGTATATAAGTTATAAGTTGATTGACTTATAAATGTTTTATTTTTTGTATAAAAACAATATCTATGATAAGCATCTTGAGAGGGACTATTTTTTATATATTTTGTACTTGGATTTACTCGTATATATGGTGTTGTATAATAGCCACTTTCACTATAAAGATTACCACTTAGGTCCAATCTTCTTCCTAATATTGCTTGACTTTTATCAAATAAATTCTTCCCACATACCTCTACATTTTGTGTTCCTGTTACTACCTCTATATTTTGTGGATAACTTGGGTTAGGACTTGCTCCAAAAGTGAATTTTTCATATACAAAAGTATCACTTGTTATAGTTGTATCAGTTAATAAACTTAATCTAAATGTTATTGAACCACTTTCGCCAACAGCATAGGCAACTAAAGTTCTTAAATCATATCTTGTATCACTTGTAAATTCACTCTTTGTTGTTACTGGTATTAATATTTTATATCCTGCTGATAAAGTAGAAAATGGATAATTTGTATTTGCTGTTTCTATACAAGAATTAATATGTTTAGTAAATGGATATAATCTACCACTACCACTTACACTTTTTATTTCACATACTATTAAATAATTAGTAGAAGTTTTTAATAAATCATTTTTATTAATCATAAAGTTAGAATAGTGAATTGTTGAACTACTTGAATTATTGTAAGTACAACTTACATAATAATCACTATCTATTGTAATCTCAGGCGATACATTCACTTTAGTTCCATTTACATTGTAAACATTTATTCCAGTAGTAGTTTCTTGATAAGTATTACCACTCATTTCAATATTATTCTCTTTATCAGTGTTTACATCGCTTACATATATGCTTGTGTTTGAAACACTTGTTCCTTGTTCTTCAGGAATTACTACTTGGCTTGTATTTCCTTTTAGGTCTATTTCTCTAAATTTGACTTTTGCTGTATTGTCTAACTGAATTGTTGTATCTTCAGCACTTACTGTTGGAAAAGCATTATACAACATTTCTAATTCAGCAATCTTTTCATTTTGTTCTTCTTGGCTATCATAAACACATTTTGCACTTGGGTATTGTGTATCAGTTGAGCTTGAATTGATTTCAGTTACTTTATTTGATTTATCTTCTTTTAATCCTAGTACAGTATCAACACCATCAAAAGCATTTTCTACATCACTAAATGAATCTATTTCTTCTCCATCTTTAATTGCTGTAATATCATTTTTATTTGTTGTTATTTGTGCTTTTTCACTTGCACTTACAAATTTATTAGTATTATTAGTATCATCTACCAAATCACTTGATAATTTATTATTTTCAGTTATTTCAGTTTGTAAACCACTTACTAAATCAGCTACACTAAATCTTACTTCTTGCCCATTTTTTAATGTTAATACTATTTCTTTTGTTGTACTATCATATCTTGCACCTACTACCATTGTTTCAAGTGGTAAATCTATACTATCAGTACTTATATCGTTATTGTTTTTATCTTTTAGTTTTAATGTCATTACATAAGTTGATGAATTTATTGATAAATCAATTTTTGAGCCTGTTTCAGTTGTTAATGTATAATATGTTAGGTTATTTACATCTTTATCTATCTTTGTTTCTTGTAATTCTTGAATATCAGCTTTTATTTCAGTATCATCATATATTGTATCTACTGCACTTATTACATTGTTTTCATCTATTGTAATATTATCTCCTGCTGTTAATTTATCTTGTTTGTTTGCTTGTAAATCACTTATATCACTTGTATTTTGGCTTATTTGTGATTGCATTTGCTCTTTATCAGATGGAGTTAATGGTTCAGTATTTTCTGCATCTTTTAAACTACCTACCCAAGTATCATAATAATCAGGGCTTGGGTTGTATCTTATTATTTCTTCATTATTTACTACTTTATAAGCAACTACACCTATTTCTAATGTTCCTTTTTGTGTTAATACTTCATTAGGATAATCACACTCGTTATTTACTATAATTTGCTTGTATGTACTACCATTTAATGTAAAATAAGCCTCTTTTACGAATTCATTTGTTATTTGTTCATCAAATTCAAACTCACATTTACTTACTTTTACCTCTAATTCATTAATAGGTTCGGTTTCCTCTCTTAATATCTCTACATTATGTGGATTTACTCTTATTTTCATTATTCAACACCTCCTACTAAATCATTTATACTTGGTTCTTCTTCTTTAATTGCTTTTATTGCTTGTTCTGCTATTTCTTTTGTTTCTCCAAATATTTTCATACGATATTCTACTTTACTTATTAACCCTGCACTTTGTTCTTTCATTGCACGATTACTTTCAGCTTCTTTATCTTCAATAATAGAATCATCAAATTGTATTGCTATCTCTTCATAATTAATTTTGTATTGTCCAAATGTTGTTGATGCATAACATATTGCTTTTACTATATCATAAATAGCACTTTCATATCCTATTTCTAGTTTTTTCTTTCTTCTAAATAGTTTACTATTAGAACTTACTACTGCTGTTGCAGTTGACAAATTTTGTCCATCAAAATGATAATGATTTTCTCCAAAACCTACTTTGTTTCCTAAAATGTTAAGATTTGTATTTAATGTTTCTATTTGTTGTGCTGTTCTTAATGTATCACTATCACTTTGTATTAAATCATTAGCATCTGCCCCTTTTGGTAATTGATATACTACCTCATCATTTGTGTCAAATACTAATTTTTGTTGCCCATTATCATAATTAAACATTTCAGCTTTTGCAAATATTCTTTTTCTTCCTGATTTAATTTCATTTTTTAACTCATCAAAGCATATATCTACTGCTTTTAAATTATCAATTGCATTTGCATAATGTGGTATTCCATAAGGTGTATTTTCTATTATATTATTTGTTAAAAGTGGTTCAAATATACTAAACCATTTTATATTAGATTGTGTATTAAAATCACTCATTGTTGTATTTTCATTTGTTATTTCAGTTAATTCTCCATTTGTGTTTTTAAATAAATGGTTATATATGTGATAATTTTTATCTTCAGCTATTTTATGTACTGATAATATTACATATTCTTGTCCACCTATATATTCATAACTTGTGAATGCACACTCACTTATACCTTTATTACTCCAACTTAATGGATATACATTATCTACATTTATTAAATCTAGTCTTGTTTTTGCTTGACTTACATCTAAATACATTCCATCTTCATTTTGAATAATGTCATATACACTTGTTACTAGACCTGCTGTTCCATATGCACCACTTTTTTCAATTACTTTATTAAGCAGTGAATATAAATCTAATTCATCAATTAAATTGTCAAAACCTTCTTGTGATTTTTCATCTTTTAGTGATATCTTACATTTTTCACTCCATAAAATATCACTCCAATCTTCGCTTATTTCTTTTGCCATATTCATTGTGTATCTTTGTTGTGGTATATATTTGTTTCCATTGTAAATGAAATAATTATGAAAACTTTTTACATTACCTTGATACCAACTCTTCCATTGCTCGATGTATGGTGCAATGTTTTCTCTTACATCTTGATTATAACCATATTTAGTGGTTAAGAAATTTTCTAGTTTCATCTATTTCCTCCTTACACTCATTAATTTATCGTAAAATGGGAAAATTGAATATTCGTGAGCATCCAAATCATCTATTGGAGTTGTTCCATCATCTAGTCTTTCATCTTCGTGCTTACTATCCCATAATGCTTGGCTATATGCCTCTATTAAATACTTACATTTCTTTAATATAAATCTTCTTTGTTGTCCAAATAAATGGCAATCTAGTTCAATTCTATCTACTATTCTCCCTTTGGTGCAATCTTCTACTCGTAATGGTATGCCTTGTTGTTGCAAATATCTATTTAACCCAAATGTTATTACTTGTCCTAATGCACCATAATCGGCAAAGCAATGAGTAACTTTCCCATAATCATTAAACACCCTTTTGTAAAATTGTGCAAATTTCTGATACATTTCATCAGGTGTATGTAATCCACTTAACTTTTCTTCATCTATTGTCCATACTTCTTGAAAATATGGTGTTATTCCTGTTGCTTTAAATTCAGTTTCTCCTTCAGTTGCTCCATAGTCTATTCCTATGCTTATTATTAGAAAGTTAATTTTGTTTCCTTTTTCATCTATTGGAACATCTTTTATAAACATACTAGGATTATCAGCAAATTGCTTATATATTATTCCTTCTGCATTTTTCCATAAACCTAATATTAACCTATCATAAAATACTGTTCCTTCATATTCTTTACATAGATTATCTACAAATTCTTTTGGTAAAAATGGATTATCAAATATTGTGTAATGTTGTGTATATACATCTAAACCTTTTTCATCAATTAAATCTAAAAAGTCTTTTTTTAACCAATGACTTTGATTTTCAGGATTCAATGCCCCATCAAAACAAGAATAAGGTTTGTCTAGTGATGCTTGTATCATTATAAATACTTCTTGATTCCATTTTGCAACCTCATCTCCGTATGCATATTTTATACTTGTACCTTGTATTTTACTTACTTGGTTTATCTTTTCACATCCTAGGCAATATACTTCTTCTCCAAATATAATAGCAATGTTATCATTTTTTATTGTTCCTACCATTGTTTTACCATATATTTGTCTTAATGGTTGTAATACATTTCGTTCAATAGTTCCTCGTGATACACCAAACATACAATATAACCCATCTTTTCCTTTTCGTTCCATTATTCTTTTAGGAATAACATATAAATTGTCTAAATAGGTTTTTCCACATCTTCTTGCTCCTATTTTTAAGTTGTATCTATGATGAGCATTTCGTATAAATTCTTTTTGTTTATCACTTAATATCATTATTTGCCTCTTTTTCCAATTTAGATAATAATTCATCTACTTTATTAATTTCGTGTGTATTATCTGTTTCAATTACATCTTTTTGTCCTAAATATTGTTTACCTAAAAATATAGCCATTGATGCATTCCCTTTTTCAGCTATTTTAAATTGCGTTCTTCTCAATGATATTTTCCCATTCATAGATTTCTTTTTATAAACCCCCGAAAAATTATCATCATATTCTTTTTTACACCAATTATTTATTGTGTCATCACAACAATTAAAGAATCCTGCAATTTCTTCTAATGTACATTGCATATTACATAATTTTTCAAATTGTTGTTTATCTATTTTAATTTCAGGTCTTCCTACTTTGTTTTCTTTCATATAACGACCTCCTTATTTAATTATACCATATTTATATATTTAAACAAAAACAGGGTTATCCCTGCTGCTTTGTGTATTTTACTTTCATAAGTTTAAATAACCCTTTTCTAAATCCTTCAATGTTACCATTTAATATTTGTCCTTTAAATGTTCTGAATTGTTGCTTTGTAAGTCTGTCCTTGTAATCTTTTAATAATAAAAAACATTGTTTTATTTCTTTATCCACCCTTTTTACTCCTTTTCTTAATTTAATTTTATAGCTTTTTCTCCTGTAAAGTTTTCCCATCTTTGTATTATTACATCTATATAATGTGGGTCTAGTTCCATCATATAACATTTTCTATTTAATTGTTCACAAGCAATAAGTGTTGAACCACTACCACCAAATAAATCAACAATATTATCATATTCGTTATTTTTATCAAACTTTTTAAATATTTGTGCAATAAGATTTAATGGTTTTTGTGTTGGGTGAACTCTATTTATTTTTTCACTTGCCATTGTAAATTGTCTTACAACACTTCTAAAATTAGTCCAAGCAAGTTCACAATCAGTTTGGTCAGAACCACCATTGTTTTTATCCCATACAATCCAACATTCAGCACTTGGTAAACATTCTGTATAATAATTTGCACCCCACCACACTTGTTTTGTATCTTTAAAATAATTTTTACATAAATTAAAACTGTTTATAGCAACTGTATTATCATCATCATTCATAATGTCGTTTTTGTATTTTTCACTTAATACTCCACTTTTGCTAACTGCGTTCATTCCATAAGGCGGGTCTGTAAATACCATATCAGCCTTAAAACCATTCATTAATTTTGTTACATCTTCTTCACTTGTGCTATCTCCACACATTAATCTATGATTTCCTAATTGGTATATATCTCCTAATTTTGCTTTTGGTTCTTCAGGAACGTCTGGAACTTCATCTTCTACTATTTCTTGTTCTTCTTCAATATCAAAATCTAAATCAAAACCAAATTCATCCATATCAATATCTAAAATGCCTTCTAGCTCATCATTTAATAAATCTAAATCCCATTCAGCATATTCGCTTACTTTATTATCGGCTAATCTAAATGCTTTTATTTGTTCTTCAGTTAAGTCATCAGCAAGTATGCAAGGAACTTCTTTTAATTTTAATTTCTTTGCAGCCTTTAATCTTGTATGTCCTGTAACTATAATATTGTCTTTATCAATGATAATTGGAACTTTGAATCCAAATTCATTAATAGACTTTGCAACATAATCAACTGCTTCATCATTTTTTCGAGGATTTTTTTCATAAGGAATAACATCCTCTATTTTCTTCATTATAATTTCCATTTTACCTCCTATATATAAAAATTATACCACTTATTATAAAAAAAGTCTATTTATTACTTATTTAAAAAGACAGGATTAAATGTGTGACTTCCTGTCTTATCAAAGAATAAAAAGGGGTTGCTGTGTCATATACACAATTGGTACTTTTTTATAAGCACCATACCGACTTCCTAAACCGATACACGTTATTTAGGATAATCAGTATGCTACCTACAAAAAGTAGATAACACCAATATGTCTAATCCCATATCATTAATTTTGTGGAACATATCCACGTTTAAAAAACATGGAGTACTCTTTTACAAGTACCATAGAATAGATATAAGTTTGCAAACATTAATACTTTGTCCTTTGAGTTTTTATCTTTTGCCAACTCAGGTATATAAACATTGTAAAATACAAACCATTTTAAATGTTTAAGAGTAAAGGTTGTAGGAGTATTATTCCTGATTATATCTACTCTATGCTACTCATAACGAATAGCACGAAATATTCCTAGGAAGAAATTTTCTTTATTATTTTAGATTAGCACTCTTCACAAGTGCTGTACTAATGATATACTTACTGCATTATGCAAGGCATTCGTACGAGGAGCTACCTCTAAAGACCATTCTACATATATCATCAGTACACCACCTATAAAATTTCCATTTCTACATATTCTTCTTTATCGTGTATTGCTATGTGTGTTATTTCAGTTATATGCTTTATATCATCATTTTCTAGTATTCCTACTTTTTGCATACAATCTAATATACTTTTGCAGCTTTTATTATCTAAATCACTATTAGTTCTCTTTATATGCCATTTAAATACTATTTTTATGGGATATTTTGTTATTTTAGGCATATTCTCTATATATGAAGATATTTGCTCCATTTCGTCTTGTTTATGGCT